TCAAACAATCAGGCGAATACTTTCTGTTTTTTTCATTTCTTCCCTGCTTCGTTCTACCGATACATGGTTGTACACTTCCATCGTTACATTTATACTGTTGTGACCCATGATATATTGTAATACCTTTACATCAATGCCACTTTCCGCCATGCGTGTACACGCCGTGTGTCTCAGAATGTGAGCGGATATTTTAGGGAGTTTTTCCTCTCCTTCACATTTTACTGTTTTGTTGTAACTATTTACAATATTGTACAGTACGCTATTGACTGCGGAGGGCATGATAGGCGCACATGTTTTCGTGGTAAAACAAAAACCACGATATCCGTCAATAATTTCTTTGCTTGTTGTGCCGGTCATTATCTGACGTTGTTTTTGTATTAGCAATTCTCGTCGCACTTCTTTTGTCATCGGTATAATTCTTGTGCCTGACTTTGTTTTCGGCTCCTCTGTATAAAATTTATACTTTCCATCAACCTTTCTATATACAAGCTGATGATTCACGCTTATCTCTTCCTTGTCAAAATCTACATCCGACCAGGTAAGGCCGATCAGTTCGCCACATCGCAAACCTGTTTTCAGTGCAACCTTTATCATCGGTAAATGTTTAGCATAAATTTGATTGCTGCTGATATAATTAACAAATTGCTGTTCCTGCGTTCTTGACAACGCCACACGCTCTCGTGCATCACTTTTTTTGTATTCCCTTGCGCATCCTATGCATGGGTTTTTTCTGATTAAATCATCCGCCACCGCTAGGTTAAAGCTAGGTATCAACATTCCGTCAAATGTGCGAAGCGTCGAATATTTTAGCCCACGATCCGAAAAACTCTTGTATAACTTTAAGATATCGCTTTTGACAATCTTTCTTACCTGCTTGCTTCCCAGAGGCGTATGCCGGATATTATTGTTCCACAAATCAATGTAATTTTGACGAGTTGAGTTTCTTATATTGGTTTTAAGGGATAAATACCTGTCAAATAACTGATTTAATGTTATCGTTGCTCCATAGGTGTCAATGCGGTCTTCTAAATCTCTTATAACTTCTCGCTTTTTCTTGCGTAAGTCAGACAGATCCTTTGCATATATGGATTTTCTTGTCCCCTGCAAATCTGTGTACTGATAAACATATCTGCCATCTTTTCTTTGGCTTTCTCCTTTTTGGAGTACCCGTCCTTTGTTGTCTTTTCGTCTTACCATTTTCATTTTCTCTCCTTTCCGGTAAAAGAAAAGAGCATTGCACTTTTATAATCTCATAAATACAATGCTCTTTCAATACTTTTTGAAAGATTTTGAGAACTTATAGCAGATTACAAAACTTCTAACTCTGCCAGATATTCTTCAAATTTCTTTCTTTTGATCAGCGTTACTGTTCCCTTCATCAGAACAAAGTTACAATCCGGGAGTTTTGCCAGCTCTCTAATCTTTGCCTCCCCTATGTTGCTGTAGGCTGCTGCCTCTTCGATTGATAAATTAACTTTCTTCCATACCGGTATTTTTTCTCTCATGCTCATCTTGTTTCCCTCCAAATCTTTTCAACTGTTCCAATTCTTTTAACTGTTCCATCAACTCTCCATCATCATTCCATACCCTTGGCAAAAGCCCAACCGTTGACGTGTTGTTTTTCCACATTAGCATATGACCGGATAAACATGTCCTGTACGGACCAACAACGTCAAGGTCATCCGATGTTTTTGCCTCTTCGTCAATTAAAGAGTACAAGCCTTCATTTACTGGGATGAGTTTCTCACCTGTTGAAAACAGCCTGCTTAAAACGCCGAATTTTTCCTCTTCCATCAAAAGATTTGTTTCTTCCAAATATTTTTCCGGTTCTTGCAACGCAAGCGCGAACCACGTGGAATCGTCTATCAACTGCTGCCTTGTTCCATCACTATATATCTTGATGCTCTCGTCTTCTGGCAGGTCTCCGATTAACTCAACCAGTGCAGCCTTGGCCGCATTTGTAAAAAACCTTTTCTCGACCATAATGGCCCAGTAACCGCCAATTATGTAATATATGTTTGTGTTGTCCTCATGTCCGACTTGTAATAAATCTCTTTTGTATGCCTGTTTCAGCAAGCGTCTGAATACGGTCGTTTTGATAAACATATTCATTCCTCCCTTTCGTCAATGTATGTTGCTTCCATGTCTGCTAAATGTAAATATACTGCCAATTTCGACGCTCTGTATGCTGCGTTTATATCCCGACTTCCACCTCTAACCGCATCGTCAAACGCTCCCATGTGCCATCGGATAGCGAGTATCTCTTTATCGGTTAGTCTCATATGCTTCTGGATAATAAATACCGACTTTTCACCGTGTCCTGCCGGAAAAGCGTCTTTGTTATATACGTAAATTTCTTTCCCGTCCTCTGTTTTTTCTTTGTGATAGGCGTCCATTTTGCATATGTCGTGTAACAAAGCAACCGTGGCGATTGTTCTTACATCGTAATCTCTTGGTGCTTCGCTTTCCATCATTCTTTCGAATACATTGATAGAATGCTGCGCGAGTCCTCCAGCATAACTTCCGTGATACCTTGTACTCGCCGGAGCACTAAAGAATCCACCGTGCTCCATATCTTCTAAAAGAAGTTTTGCCCCCGTGTTTTCGCATGTTGTTCCCTCTTGTATCACAAATTTTGTATACAGACTTGTATATTTTTCTTCGATTTTATATCTCTTTGTAAATCCATCTGCGTCAATCAGTCTCATTTCTTTCCCTTCCTTTCTCTCAACTGTGCCTGTGCAATCTCCGCGTATGTAAACGCCTCACGTCGTCCGTTTACGGCACACAGAGCATGATTTCTATACAGTTTCACAATCTGCGCCGGTACTCTGCGTTCAAAACCTTTCACTCTCTCGCCAATCGGTGCCGGCTTATAAATATAAATCACATCTCCGGCTTTTAACATTAACCGGGACGGCGTCAACTGTTCCTTTGTGATGTATACCTTTTCCTGTCGTTCTTCTCTATGATTTGTTTTCATTCAAAACACCTCCCGCACATCGGACAACGATTGAATCTTACTTTTCCCGACACATCCCTCATCTCTACTTTTACATTTCCTTTGTCGTCCAGTAACTTTAATATAGTCAGTGTAGTTGCACCGTCATCTGAAGTAATATAACCACCAGTTTCACAAAAGCTACATAGTTGTTTTTCTTGCGCCGGCGCAACCGAATCCTTGTCCAATATCGAACTTTCGTTGTTTTCTACTGGTTCAACGTCTCCGATTTGCTCTTTTTCGGCGAATTTTGAGACATCTGTCTGTCCATCGCACTCAATTCTTTCCTCTGATTGCTCTGAATCAACGTTTTTTCGCTCTACGACCGGCTTTTTCGGTTTCGGTTTTGGCGGCTCTTTTTTCTGTGGCTTTGGTGGTTCTTCCTTCTGTTCTACCGGTAAAGGTATGCCGAACACTTTCTCGTACCATTCTTCCGCGGATAATCCTGATGGATTTCTAATCGCCGCCGCTGACTTAATAAATTCCTCATAGGAATATGTTTTTTTCTGTATTCCCTTTGTGATACGCAATTCCGTATCTTTAAAAAAATACATGTACGCACCGGCTCTTGTAAATCCGAATCCGGTTCCTGATACTGCCATCGCTACCGCTTCGGTATCTACGGTTCCCGTGCTCATCATTCGTGTAATGTGCGGGTATAAGTTTCTAAATTTATCCACGAATTCTTTCTGTCCCAGCAAAGTTTTAATCGAATCCGTGAGGAAATTGTTGTCTGTCGATTCAAGCGACACTGTGGCCACAAAGTTAGATTCTGCTTCCTGTTCTGCTGCCTGTTTTGTTTGTCGTTTTACCTCTCTGATATCCTCTCGTTTCATCTCCGGAGAAAGTTCCTCTCGAATGTTATCCGGAAGCGTAAGCATTTCTGAAAGTTTTGCCTGACCGTAGCCGGTATATCTTTCCTGGAGTTCAGTCGAATAGCCATCCTTTGAAAACTCTCTATTGATATCCATAAAGCGTGAGGTCTGCGACTGATTCCAACCATATTCCGCTTCTGCAAACTTAAATATACTGGAATACCCTGCTTCACGGAAGAGTTCGGCATCATCCGCTTTTCTCAAGATGTACCCAAGTTCGACAACGCTCTTTACTGCCTTGCGCTGGCAATTGTCAATTTCCCTTTTGACATCTTCCATGTCATTTAATACTATCGTTATCTGTTCCATCTTTGCCTCCTATCCATTTGATTAAATCGTTGAGCAGTTCAATCACTGCTCTTTTTATGTCCTGTTTCATTTCTTCTCCTTTATTTCCTCCCGGCTTTTAACCGGGAGGTTTTAACATGGCTCGCCGTGATATTCAAGCCAGAGGTGCCTAGATGTAATTTTTTCCGAAGATTCTCATAAAGTCCTCGTGGGTGCCGTGCTGACTCTCAAAGGCTTTTTGTCCTGCTGCCTTTAGAGACAAATTGACCTGATTGTTTTTATGTACTGACTCCAAGCCGTTCCTGTGACATCGTTCTCCGCAAAGGTGCACTTTCAATCCATACTTTTCTGAAAGTTTCCGATTTGCGCCACCAAATACATGGTGTGTTTCCAATCCAAAAGGATCCCCTGTGTGATTTCTGCCGCACAGATAGCAAAAATCCCAGTTATGCCCCTGCTGCATAATCGACCTCAATGTGCCCCACCTCCTTCCTGAACGTTTCCAAAAATTTATCTACCGCCGCCACCTCTTCACCCTCTTGGTTGTATTTTCCGTGGCGTTGGACAATTTCGTACTCCGGCGTGATTTCTACCGTGTAGAACGGCGTGTTCGGTTCCGTCTTTTTCCGTAAAAACAAAATGTAACTGCTGCCTCTTATCATTTTCTCTGCATAACCTGCCATTCCCACACAGATGTGTTGCGTCTGCCCTTCTTTGACTATTTCTGTTTTCGTTTTCGCCGGACGCAAAACGAACGTATCATCTTCATAAGAAAACCTTTTTGCTATTTTTTTGTATATTTTTCTTAAGTCCTCATCTTTTTCTTTCGCTTCTTTTAATTCCTTTTTGCGTCTTGCTTCCACCTTTACTTCTATCATCGCATCATGTGCCGCGTCCAAATCTCTCGGATAAAGCACAAATTCGTCCGTCATGTCACTTCCGAATTTTTTCGCCATATGTAGATAGTCCCTGTATATATACACGTTTTCTACCTTATTGATGTACCGAAGTGTTTTTTCTACTTTCATGTGATTTACTTTAAAAAACAAACGAATGTCTTCCACGCTCAGTCTTTCAATCACTAAGCGTATCATCGTTATATTTTTTGTGTATTCATAAAGCGTTTTTGCCTTTTCGACATAAGTTTGGTTGGTATTTTGTGGCAAAGCACGATATAATTCTTTTGGTATACCCAGTATCTTGTGTGGTTTTGTTTCCTTCTTGTTCAGCTTCATATTGTAATTTCTCAGCCTTGTAATGTAATCTTCGACAAATTCTTTCATTTCGACCTTGTACAGTGCTTCCAGACACGGCCACCGGTGCAGTGCTTCATACACGTCCATAAAGGCGGACACATAAAGTCTGTATCGTTTTCTCGCGTATATCTTTCCTATCAATTCCTTTCCTTCATCACTAAACCATCTCAAATTGCTATCGTTTATAATTCCTCTTATGTTCCTTTGATATACTTCTGGAACATTATAGATGGGCTTCCTCGATTTCCAGTGATACAGCGGATTATTTGCGCTCTTTGACGACCAACAGGAAGGATTCTCCTGCCACCCGTACGTATAGCCATGATATGTCCATCTCGGCACGTTCTCATACCAATATTGACGTCTTCCTTTTTCCACTGCTCCGCGAAGATTTTCTTCGTATTCTTTTGCAACAATTCCCTCTCCGGAAAAATGATATATTCGTTCAATAAATCGTACCATCACACCGTTATTTATCTTTTGCGCATAGATAAACTTCCTTGAGTCCTGTTTGACTATCATCTTTTTTGTTTTAGCTGTCGCTTTCTTGTGACACGCCGGGCATGTGTATCTCCCATTGATACGCAGTTTTTTATACTGCGACACCGCTTCACACCCGGTACACTTTCCTTCTGTTTTTCCCGGTTCGTAAATGATATACCTCGGCATCCGTCTATCCATCCAGTCGATAAAGGCTTCAGGAAGAGGTACGGCTTGGCTATTGATCCGCTCAATTCTATCCTTTTTTCCTGCCATGATTAAGCCTCCTGATAATACTTCTTGATAATCTGATACCCCTGCATCGGTCCGCAGTAGTTACACGTTCCGCCGCCTCCCGGTATCATAACTTTGTGTTTTTTTGACTCCTCCGCCACCAGCGCGGCCGCTTTTTCGATGCGCTTTCCTTTCTTTCTGACCGCCCTCGCGAACACCTCATCATCACAATTTCCCGCCAAATAGCCGACTACATCATCCGCTAAAAAACTCCAGTTAGATGCCTCTTTCTGTTCGACTTTCAACTTTCCGATAGCTGCGGAGATTGGGTCGCACAACCACACTTCACCGGATGTGATGTCATCAGGTGTCTGTGTAAGATAAATCTCCAACATATTCTCCAGTCCGTTTTCTTTTGCGAGAGCGTGAAGGCTTTTTATATCGCCCTCTTCGTACAAACCTTGTGCCGCCATGTTAATCTCTTCGCATGAGTCAAATTCTCCAAATTTTTCAAACATAGTTATCACTCCTTGTCTGTTTTTGTTCGATAGCTGCCTTTTGAAATCTGTCTCAAAAGGTACTTTCTGTATTTATGTTCCTTGTTAAAAATCACGGTTACCTTTTCCATTTGTGACGCCATAGTAAAATACTCGCGCCACATTTTTTCATGTTTCTTTCCGTCCGCCGTTCCGGAGTTTGCGGCATTTACCGCATATGGCGAATCGCATTGAATAATCAAAACACTGGGTTCATTCATGTAGCGTACCGCTTCCACCAGCGCATACACCGCCAGTTTTTGAAAAGATAACTCTTTCCATGCCGACACGTGGATTTTGCGATACATTTTTCCGTCAATTACCGTCTCCAGCAATATGGCATACGTGCCGGTGCCGCATGGGATTCTACCATGGAACTTTGTTGTTATGTAAATTTTTACTTTCACGGGCTCCCCCTCCTTCCGTCATTCTCCACCAAGATATATCGCATGAATCCCCATCCCGTCAGTTCTGAGATTCCGGCGTACACGGTGCCTTTATCTATCCAGTAACCTTTTTTATCTCGTGGCTCCTGCCGGAAGCATTCACGATTCGTTATGATTCGCTTTTTTGTCTCCGGGCGGTGGAGATTTGTGCTCCTTGTCCATGCATGACCTTTCCCTCCCATCTTTTGGAATTGATACTTGTACTTTGTAAAATACTCCGCTAGTCTTGAATACTGACCCGTGTCGTCCAGCGGGCGAATATCAATTCTGCCTTTCGGCCACTCCTTACGAATCCACTCTGTCGGTACACGGTTCATCACCATATGATGATGTAACGCGCCCCTCTTCCCGATTTCCGTCACGAGAATATACTTAAATTTTCCCCCTTCTCTTTTTATGCGCCGGCGCAAATGACGAAGAAACTCTTCGCGGTCTTTCTTTGCTCCCTCAATCTCTTCCGGTCTCTCATCCGGAGTATACGTTAATGTCACGTGATAATCACCTGGATGAAAATTTGCATTTATAAGAATCGTTAATTGCGTCGCTGTCTTACGCATATTCACTTTCAATTGTGCTTCTTTTGTTTTTTTACTTTTCTTCTCTCTTTTTGCTCCCGGCGGGTGCACATGCGAGGAATAACACCTCTCGATTAACACGGTTCTCCCCGCTACTGTTGTTTTTTCAATATACGGCATACTCATTTACCTCTGTTCCTAAAAATAATACCTTTAGCAAGTGTAAAAACGGCTCAAAATGTCCGTTTTTACTTGCACCAAAGGGCGATGTATGGTATACTGATTATGTTGTATTTTCGTATACCATTTGGAAGCGGCTGGCTTATTTGCCAGTCGTTTCCTTTTTGTCGTTTGCCAGTCGGCAGTCGACTTTCTGGCCGCAGCGGCTACACCGTTCTTGTGGTGTCACCGACCAGTATGTATGCCCGTTCGGGCACGTGCATATGAAGAACGGAAACGTAATCGGTGTTCCGTCTGAGTAATCAGTTTGTTTCATTGCATTTTGTTTCATTGAAATCCCTCATTATCCGCAAGTGTTCCGCCATCTCCTTCAACTTTTTACGATTTTTCGTAAAAACTTTGTTCTGGTAGACTTGTACACCTTTGTTTTCCACCGTTACGCAGATACAGTCTGTGTTACCGTGATAACACACGAACGCGGTTATATTTTTCTTTCGATTCAAACAAATCGCATTCCAAAAAATCTTCCCAAGAATTACTTTCATATCTTTTTGCCTCACTTCCATATTTTTCTGTTGGCCGCAATAAACAATGCAAGCCATATTGTCGACGTTACAAATACGATAATCTCCTGCATTTGAAGACTATGGACCTCACGCGCTGTGATGATCCATGCCATCATTGCGGCCACTGTTATCGCCTGAATGAATTTCTCTTTTCTTTTTCGCTTCATTACGTTTCCCTCCTTTCCTTTTTTGTACTGGAACGTCAGGGATTCGAACCCTGAACCGTCCGGTTATGAGCCGGATGCTCCACCAACTGAGCTAACGTTCCTTAGTGACGGTGCTGTGATACGTTGGGCAGCTTGTCCGTCACTCCGATAAATTCATCTTTTTCGACCATCAACTTATCGGAAAGGTCACTTGTCTTGAGTCCGCTCCTGCCGGAGCGAAACAGCACCGCCGGATTCGAACCGGTTCATCCCTTTTCAATCGGTGCCTAATCTTTTTTCTTATCAAGAAGCCAATAAAACTTCCTGCGATATTTGTAATATGTATTCCTATCGCACGGAATGCCGAATACACTTTTTAACTTTGTATAGGTCATATCCTTCCACACAACCCCTGCTCTGATATACTCAGCCAGTCCCTCCTCTGTCATCAGGCAAAGGATGTCGATTTCATCCATCTTTCTCCGGAGGCGTTCCAGTTCCTCCGGAGATTTTTTCCCGGCTAAATATTCCTTTTCCCATTCTGGGTATTGTAATGTGTAGTAATATAATTCCCGGAACCGAAATTCGCTTATCCCGTATTGTTTTGGAAGTTTTTTTCGTGGCATTTTTTCACCCCTTTTTTTAGAAACGCAACTTGTTTCCATTGCTTTTTGATATTGCAACGCTTACGCATTGCTTTTCTTGTCCTTGAACAATTTCACCAGCCGCATCTTTACCGTCTTGCCCAAACCTTTGGTGTTCCATCGGCATTTACGAGCATTGTGACATTTCCAAAATTGTGATCCGATGAACTTACGGCATACATGACTTTCGTATCTCTGTCATACACAATATTAAAAGTGCCACAACCTTCTACTTTGACAAACATTGATGGCGCATCCGCACGTGGTTCTTCGTCCATTCCGCCAGAACAACCGCTTGCTGCTAAAACTGTAACCACTAATAAAAACATCAAAACCAGTCTCTTCATAATCATTCCTCGCTTTCATAACTTGCCTGATACGAACATTTTTCACACATAGGAAGCAATTCATCTCTATTGTCATCATACATATAACCTAAACACTTCAAACCATCATCCGGCGCTTTATCATAACCTTTTAAAATACATTCTGGCGGCTTTTCGCACCGTTCAAATTTAATTACCAATACCCACGGGTTCGCATCCCATCCGTAGCGGTCAAGGTCGGATTTCTTGATAGTTGAGTTCCAAAGTATCTCCCACTCTTTCAATGCAATCTCCATATCTCCGCAATGAACCGCCGCCGAAGATAATCCTTCGTTGCGTATACCTTCAATATCAATTTCATGTAACCGCTCCACATGCACATCTGTAACCTTCAGAAAAATTCGAGCTGCTTCTTTCGGCATATGGATTGAAGGATACCACCGATTATTTTCTCCCGGTAGACATTCGCCCTTTATATCCGTACCGTCCGCCTTATAGCAATATTGCAACTCTGGCTTACCAATCTCGTTAGGAACATAATGATCAGTCCATGTTTCGCGGACGTATAAAACATCACCAATCTTGTATGGTGGTTTTCTGCAACATGGCTCATTTGTTCCGTTGTACAACATCAGTCCATCTTTGATATATCCTGTCCACTGTGGATTTTCTCCCGGAAGGAATTTAACAAGCCGTCTGGTGCAAGTCTTTAATCCGCCCAGAATAGACTGAACCATTTCAGTATTAAATAAAATCGGTTTTATATTCATTTTTTTGCTCCTTTCTTGCTTTTCTCCGTCCTTTCCTTATAATGGTAATTACAGCCCTGCTACGGTTGAATACGCATAGGAAGGAGATACGCATATATGAAACTAAATCCCGCTTGTATCCGTGATATACTACTCACTGTTGAAGATGTTTGTGACTTCAAAAAGAGCTGGCGTTATGATTATCAATCCAACGACGCCCCACGTTTAACTAATTACAAACATTCCGAAATCATCTACCATATTCGCCAAGCAGAACTAGCAAAGTTGCTTGTCGGTGTTCATTACTATGAATGTGGCAGAAATGCAACCATTTCTGATTTATCTCCAGACGGACACGAATTTTTATCCAATATCCGGAACGATACATTTTTTGCAAAAGTTCAAGAAGTCAGCAAGGAAATCGGTGTTGCCTCTCTTAAAAGCCTCATGCAAATAGCAGCGGCAAGTGTTTCCGTTATAATCAAAAATCATTTTAATCTTTGATATGTAGCCATTTCTTTAGTACTCTCGTTTGATATTCTTGAATTTGCTCTTTTTCGGGTATGCTCGCACCTTGCTCTACATAATACTCAAGTATTGCGAGCATACTCATTTTGTACAAGAGTGCTTTCAGTGCTAGAAAAAAGCAAATAATTACAAGTAAAATTATCATTTTCTTAAGTTCCTCCATTCTGGAAGTTTCACCATTACCTCAAGTGAAAGCATTACACCGGCCAATGGATTCGTACTTTCAATTTTGTATCCGACTACGTTCTTCAACCTTTTTCCATCCAACCATATTTCATTTTCGCCTTTATCGTTTTGAGATAAATGTAAAGTCATTTTGTCTTCTTCGCTCATTTTTCTATTACCTTTCTTGCATACCTTTCACTTCTAATCGTCTTCATTGCAGCCTTTACGGCCACACCTGCCTTTTTCGCATCTTTTTCTTGTATTACGTTATTCCTCAACAATGCATCAACGATTATGTACACCTCTCTGTTTCTTTTCATCTTTGCTCCTTTCTTGCTTTTCTCCGTCCTTTCCTTATAATGGTAATTACAGCCCCGCTACGGTTGAATACACATAGGAAGGAGGACTTTCATGACTAGAACTGAACTATTAAACGCCTTGAGTCAAATCGCCCTTGACGCAAGACTCGCTTTCGAAGATGGCGACAAAGAAGCTCTAATCAAAAAATACGATATGCCCTTTGGGGGCGAAAACGGAAAAGCAACCATCATATATTCATTACAACTTGTTGCTGCTCTTGATTTTGCTTTTGGTATCAAGACGAGCCACGACGAGTTGTTTGCTATGCTTCCGTCGGTTTGTCATCAGCTTGGGTACACTCTTCTGGGACAAGTTGAGCCGGGGACAAATCAGCCTGTATCAGCATATTGTATAGACGTGAGCTGATAATTACTTTGTCAGCCATTTGCTCTTCGATTTTTTTGAGGTTGTACAACTGTCTGACTTGGTTTCCTGTTAGTCCACTATCTACCGGAACCGCTGAACAGTAACCAGTACCTAATTTGGAAAAAATCTCTTTCAAGGACTCAACGCTTTTCCTGTTGGCGCTGAGTTCTTTTGTTGCTTCCCTCATTGCTTTCGTTGCTTCCTGCAACGCTTTTGTTAATTCTGAAATTTCGCTCATTCCTTTACTCCTTTCTTGCTTTTCTCCACATCTTTCTTTATGATATATTTGTTGGTCGTGGTAATAATCAAATACCAACGGAGGTAGATTTATGGATTTCAATTTATCTATTACTATTATTGTTGCTTTGTGTTCTGTTGTGTGTCCACTTGCCACCTCTCACATGGCAAATCGACACGACACCAAAATTCGAAGAATGGAATATGAACACAAATTGATTGAAGACCGGTATTACCATCTTCGTGACATTTACGAGGTATATCTCAAAAATGCCGGTTCTGTCATGACTTTACCAGAAGACGCTCCATTTTCTGGTTATGGAGAATCGTATCTATTAGCTTTGATGCATTCTTCCAAAAATCTTCAAGCCAAAATGATTGAGGCGGACCGTTTATTGCAAGAACATAAATGGAAAGAAGCCCGCCCATTACTTGAAAAACTCACTTTTGACATACGTAAAATATTGCAAGAGCTGTGCATATAGTGCACACCATGATCACGTACACGACATATATTCTGAATGTCGTTTTTGATTCTATTTTGTGCATTATAAACATACATATTATTGCCACGACCCATACAAGAGCTATTAACATTATTGTAGCCATCTTCTCACTCCTTTCTTTCTAAATCCTGCCGCGCTTTTAATGCGCCGGCGTTTGATAAAAGAATCGCTCTATCTTCTTTACTTAATACAAGCAAGATAGATACAAATTCTTTGATATCTTTCCGTTCCTCTGGTGTCATTACTTCTCTTTTCATCGCGTTCACCTCCTTTTTAATATGAGAATCACAGCATAGATGCTTGCCATCATTGAAATGACATCCAATGCAATTTCGATTTTTTCCATCTTCTTGCTCCTTTCTTTATTGACAACGAGTGCAAAAAAGCCTATTCTAGGAGTAGGTGGGGCTTTCGCCCCTTCCTTCTACTCCAACAGTTTTCTTAACAAGTCTAGCAGCGAGTTTAGAAACTGTACTATGGCGGTGATTAAGACTATTATGTATACGTCTTTTTTGCCGTCTTTTTTTGACTTCTTTTTACTCATGTTGTTTCTCCTTTCTTGTTATCTTTGATTACATTATAATTATCATTGATTACTTTGTCAATACTTTTTTGTTATCTTTGCTAACTTTTTTTATTGACAAAATTAACTTTAATTGTTATTCTTTAATCAAAAGGAGGTATGCATATGACGGAAAACGAGCGAGTTAAACAGCTTCGAAAATTCCTTGACTTGACTCTTGAGAAGTTCGGCGATAGGTTAGGTGTTACTAAAGTCGCCATTTCAAACATTGAAAACGGCAAGCGTGCAGTCACCGAGCAGATGTCAAAGGCAATCTGTAGGGAATTTAATGTCAACGAGGACTGGCTCCGAAACGGTGTCGGTGATATGTTCAAGCAAAGAGATGGATCCTTTAGTGAGATACTTTCCGAACTGGACGACTCTGACGATGATTTTATCAAGTCCTTTATTACTGTTTACATGGAGCTTGACGAAGATAGCAAAGAAGTATTACGTCAAATTGCTACAAAGATGTCAGAAAAATATAAGAAGCCGGACTAATCATTGCCGGCTTCTTTGTTTTCTTTGTTGAATTTAGGAATTATGTAGTGGTATATTTTGAATAAATAATCCTCGTTATTCATTTTTTGAACCATTTCTATAATTTTCTCCTTGTACCCTATATTTGTACTTGTGCTTTGTTTGTTCAAGTTCTAACTTCTCTCCCTTCTTATTCGTAAAATTCAAATAGTTCCAAAATCTCACACTCAAGAGCTTTTGATAACCGATACGCCACTTCAAGCGATGGCTGTTCCTGTCCCCTCTCTAACTGGCTAATATGTGAATCTGACACTCCAGACAGTTTTTCAAGTCTAGCCAGTGTATACCCCCTCCCCTTTCGCTTGTTTTTGATCTGGTTCTCGCAGCGCATCCTAGCCACCTCCACGAGTAGTATACCCACTTTGAGCGAGATTCTTTCGCCATATTAACACATATCTCATCCACTATGGTGGATTTTTCAAAAAAATATAATATTTTATTTACTTTTACCTAAAATCGTGCTAAGATTTTGCCATAAAATACCAATAGAAAAAGATGGAAATAAATAAAAGGAATACTTGACAAGCGTTTTGAATATGCTACAATATAGTCAATTAGCAAATGACTGGTGTCCGGTCACATAAGAGCCTTGGAGATTTATTCCTTGGCTCTTTTTGTTTACTTTTATCTAAAATCGTGATAGTATTTTGTCATAAAATACCAATAAAGAAAGCGAGGGGGGCGATTACATGGCAAGTTATTATAGTAAACGTCAAAAAAAATACATTGGGTTTCATTCCTATTTTTATTGTGGTATTGGGTTTATACTCGGGACTTTAATTCATTCGCTGTTTACATGGCGTTTTGGTGTAACACATTTCATTTTCTTTTTTATTGCGATGCTTGAGATTGTATATGCTTTGATTCAAATGCATCGGTACCGGTCATATGCCCCACTGAAAGTCAGGAAAACGGCCGGCAAGAAAAAGATACGCGGTTCTGATTTATTTACTATTGTTCTTTGTACGGTGATTGCAATTCTTGTGATTTACAAATTTGGATTCTACTAAAAAAGAGGGGAAGCCCCTCTTTTTTTTAGTACGTCAATTTTTGTTTCTTGTTTAGCAGCATATAACTTATTTTAAGCGCCGACAATCTGATTTTGTTTCCTGTTGTACTTCCCTCATGCGTAATTAAACCGAAGTACGTTCTGTTGTCGGAACTGTCTACTCCCGGGCCTATATAATTAACCTGACCGTCTCCATTTCCGTATATCTGCACCACCGTGGCATCTGTCGGGATTTTAAACAAGTCACCGCTTGGCATCAGAGGCTTGACTTCATAAGATTTTCCCTTTTCCATCCATATGTCAATGTTTTTCGCCGTTACATCAACAATCTTGTTTCCGTTTAATTCTAACACATTTACGATTACCTGCGAATCTGGTCTCTCATAAAACTTGGTCGCACTGCTTTCCGCTTCCTGAGACACAAAAGCCGCGCCTTTGCTGCTTTTGTATTCCACGGCCGAGTTTTGCAGATTGTCAATGGTCGCAAATTCGCGGGAATCATGGATGTTTTCCGTCTTAATTTTTGTAGCTGCTGCCGGAATTGATAACCATGCCAGTGGTATCTCCTTAATTGTTGATGTGTCCACCGGTTTTGGCAGACTTCCAATATCGTCACCCTTGACTACCTCAAAAGATACTTTACGGTTCACAAAGTCCGCACGTGCCACAATCAGGTCAAGACGTACACTGCTTTCGTTTGCCGGTGGAATGGTAAGTGCTAACTGCTCCGTGTTCCATATCCACTTTCTTCCAACGATAGCTTTGCCGGTGCCGATAAGTACCTGCATTTTGTCGCACGCCGTCACCTCTAGCTGTGCGCCCAGCCCGCGGATTACTCCGTCTGATACAAGACCGTCGTACATACACGCTAAATCTTCCGCACTGTATACACGGTCGCCTTCCATTGAATTGAAAAAACCATATTTAACCATCTTGTTGCCTCCTTATATTTTTTCACAACTGAGTACGAAATTGTTTCCGTTCTCGTCGTTGTTTTCTGTGATTTGCGACACCCGAACGGCCACTTTATCACCGTACGGGTCTATGACTGTCACGATGTCTCCCAAGGTGAAATCGATTCCGTATCGAAAGATTCCGTCCGTGTCAACCTCCACTGTTACCGTTTCCGCGGTTTTCTTTTCTGCAAGCGCTGTCGTTCCCTCGCCCTGAAGTGTTTTCTGATACTCTTCGTCCGTGATGGTTCCTTCGTTTGTACTTGAAGAACTTTTATCCAAATACATTTCACACCTGTTAAGTGTTGCGCCGGCGCAAATGGCTGTTGTTTTTTGAGCCGTTCCCTCGCCTTCGCCCACCACAAGCACCGTGTTCCGGAAGTCTGTATTGTCCGCCGTGTATTCCATTTGCGATAGATTGTCAAATTCCCGGCTGAATATTACCTCTGTTTTTTTGCCGTGGTATAAATCCATATACAGCACGCGCCCGTAACGGCGTACACGAAAGCCCATCTTTGCCAAGTCCATCATTTCTTTTACGGTGTCATATATGCATTCTCCTCGAAGCTGTCTCTGCGTGGTTTGTCCTGCTGCCTCGATGGTGCCGATATTTAGCAATGGGATATTTCGGTTTGTGTCCGTGGCATTTGTCACGTTCTGCTCAATCAACAACCTCACTGCCACTCCAATATCCGTATCGATATTCGTTTGTTCCCAGACAATTCGACGATTTAGCAACGCCTCCGCACTTCGCCCGGTTACCACGATATAATCCCCCGACTCCGGATTTGTCTTCGTTTGAATTTTCTCGATCATCATCACGCTTTCCGATTCTTCTCTCAACGCAAATACTCCGGAGCGGAACAGATTCAATAATTCAAGTGTTGCCGGTACTGTGATTTCAAATTCGCCTAAATCATTATACTTTTGCGTCCATATGACACTGCCGTGGTCGATCACTCCAATTTCCGTCAGCGTTTCATCTGTAATATAAACAATCATGGTTATACCCCCTCATACAGCACCCGATACGTTACATCCATGATGTAGCCGGTCGGTATGTCCACTTCAACACGGTAATGATTGGTTCCCGGTTCTACCTGCGCCCATGTCATACCAGAGATGCGTTTCGGCAAAAGATTCGTCACCGTTCCGCCACGTTCTAGCCATATCGCTTTTTCTTTCGTGGTTGTCCGGATGTATACGTTGTCAAATGCTTGTAAGTGTTCTTTTATGCCTAAGAATCCGCTGTCTGTGTATATTGTAAGGCTTTCGGTTGGTGCTGTAATCGAGACATGGAACAATGCTCCGGATGGCACCGTTCCCGGATTGTTCAGCACAAAGCCACCCGTAGCAATTTCAGACATTTCCATATCTTCGGCGGAATACGGGAATTCAAGCAATGGTATCTCCGGAACACATGAGAACACTCCCGTTTCCTGCGTATCGACAAAGAACGGATTCGGACATAGTATGGATATTTGAAATGTTTCCCTCATTACAAATAAATCTATCTCCATGCTTTCTACATAACCATCGATATATACGCTTCTAGTATCATTTTCATAAAACAGTCTAATCTTCTTTTTTTCCGGAAAATATCGATACAGCGCATTGCGGTTTTCCTCAATCGGGTACTCCGGGATAATCGTTATCGTGATGTTGCGTTTATTGATACGGATGGAGTTGAGTTCTTCTCCGTCCATCCCGGTTACTGCTGCCGTGTTGATGGTACATCCTGCCGGTGTCAGTCCGGTAATCTTGACAACGTTATAGTTCGGGCTGTCTGTCAGTTCTAACACCTCGCCTTTGTCGTTTTGTACGCTAAATTTAAACATTGCTTACACCTCCCAGCAAATTCCTTGACTGTCTGTAAATATCCCACCGGCTCAGCGCTTTTGGACTATTGTTCGTCTGGTAGAAGTTGTATGTATTCGTCGTGGCTGCTGCCGCTTTCTCGATGTTCCTTGCTCCTCTTGCGGCCACATCCAAGTTTGCCGTAGTGGCGGCGTTCTTCATTGGGTTTACCACATTCTCTCGTACCCTCTGCATCATCTGCTGGAGTGCCGGGAGTTTTCTTTCAATACCTTTTGTTAATCCCGGAATGATAAACACACCTGCTTCTCTGTCCATTACTTTGGATGGTGAGTGGATTCCCAGTTCTTTTTTGATGCTGCTCACCAATGTCTTTTTTAACTGCTTCGCCGACTTATTCAGTTCCGCACTCTTTGAATTGAACCCTTTTACAAATCCTTTCATTGCATTTTCTCCGATGTTTTCAAGCTGCTTTTCCAGTCCCGCCATCACGGTTTTAACTTGTTTTGTATAGTTGTCCTTGATTTGTTTTACTCGCTCCGCATAGTAAGTGTTTGCCACCTTTTTGGATGCATTGATTTTATCCGTATATGCTTTGTTATACGCCGCGAGTTCTTGGCTGTTTAATGACAGCAACTTCGTTGTCAAATCAAGTCCATCCGATGTATCAAGAGCGGCAATTTCCGTCATTAGTTCAGAGGAAAGCGTTTTCTTTAACGCTTCCATGTTCTTGCCGTACTGGATAATCTTCGCTGTCTCTGATTTGAAGTCGGCAAGTGTAATCTTTCCGTCATCATCCTTTGTAAACAAATCACCGCTTGATAATCTGCTCTGTAAGTCATCCTGCAGGTCTTTTACAGCGTCGTACTTTTCTTGTACGGATGAGGTCATGGATTCTATCTTTTTTTGTACCTTCTCCGCCGCTTTTTCTGCCGCCTTTGAGAAAGCCGTCGAGAAAGATTCCGCCAGATTCTCGCCCAGTTTCTTAAAACTCTCCTTTGACTTTTTGTTTTTTGTCTCCTTTTGTGCTTTTTTTACTGCCCGGTCAACAAGTTTCTTGACCGCTTTTTCTGCTTTCTGCTCCCGCTTCGTGATGCCGTTCGCATACGCTTCCGAAACCTTTGTGCCAATGTCTTCGTATTTGCCCGTCTTATTTGCCTTTTTAAGCTGGGACAAAGATTTCTTTGCTAATGCTGTAACGGCTCTTCCTACAGCATCATATGCCTTTTCGATACCTTTAGCGGTACCGATGGTGAAGTACTTACCAATTTCTTCTGTCTTTTTTGATGGGGAATGGATTTCGAGCTTTTCTTTAAGTTTCGACAGCATATTATCCGCCAATTTTCCGACCTTTGCTATTAGGCCACTGCTCTGTTTTCCTTTTTCCATTCCGGTTTTCAAACCTTTTACAAAGTTTTCGCCTGCTTCTTTTGATTTGATACCCTTCATTTTCTTTTCAACCAGCTTTGAAATGTCTTCCGCTGATTTTCCGGCTTTGTTTTTCCCAAGTTCCAGACCTTCTTTGTATTCTTTTGTCGTCTTTTGTCCGGACTTTTTGGCTTTTTTCTCTGACTTTTTAAGTTCTTTCTCCGCTTTTGTAACCATTTGTTTCGCCCCGTCAACCATTTCTTGTGTGACTCCCGGCGTTCCGTTCTTGACAGCATCTTTCAAGTCATTATATTTCTTTTTCATGTCCTTGACTTGTTGTTTAAGGATGCGTTCGTTTCCTTGTTCCGCCGTCACAAAGTTGTTTGTCATATTCCGAACAGCTTTATTTATCTTCTTTGTATCTCCTGAAATAATCGCGGCGGAAAGTCCTTCGTAATTTTGAATTGTCGTGTTATAACCTACCCATGTATCCTCGGCTTTTTCCACTGTTTTATTTTGTTCATATTGTTTATCCATCAAAGACTGTACTTTTTCATTCGCCTTGTATAATTCTTGGTTATACGTTTCAACCGTTCCGCCAGCTTTTACATAGTCTTCAATAGACGTATTGTTAATTTTGTTGTATTCTTCTTGAGCAATGGCCAAGTCGTCCGTCGTCTTTTTGTATTTTTTTTGAGCAGCACTCAATTCCTCGAATGCTTTTGCCTTTTCTTTATTTGCATTATCGCGATCCGATTTGTTTGCTTCCAGAATTGCTTCGGCTTCCTTACTGACAAGTAATTTGTCGAGTGCTTTCTTTTCTGACTTATAGTTTTCTACTACGCCCTTTGTCATTTTTATTTCAGAGCCAAGCGCATCATTGAGGGTGTTTACGATAAATTTTGCTCTATCTTCCTGCCCTTTTTTGACTTTCCCGTTTTTGTCAACAATGTTGTCAAGTTCCGTCTTTAACTGATCGTAGTAGCTAAATTGACTTTGAACGTTTTTCATAGATTCTTCGGTAGCTTTTTTCATATCACGATAAGATTTTGCCGATTCATCTACTGCTTTGCTTACTTTGTCCGTTTCGTCAGTCGCTGCTTTGGTTGCTGCCGCATATAACGCCAATCCCCCCACCACGGCTCCAATTCCAGCCACAAGCAGTCCCATCGGACTGGCCGCTTGAATTAGATTTAATACTTTCTGCGCTGCCGCGGTCGATGCTATGGCCGTCTTCAATGTAATAAAAGCCTTGTATATGGTCTGTAACGTCTGATATAGCTTTACAAATTTAGCCGTCGCAAATACCAATCCCATCGTGCCGCCCAATATCGCGATTGCGCGCTCTGTTCCGTCAATGTGTTTGATTGCATAATCTGCTAACTGTTCAATTTTAGGGAGTAATTTTTCTGCCAGAGGGACAAACAAGTCAAGCTGAACCGTACGCCCTATATTTTTAAATTTTGTCGCCACATCGTCATACTTTACTTCTTTTAACTTTTCCGCAGAGCCTTGTACCTTTTTGAACGTTTTGCCGGTACTCTTTAATGACTTAACCACCTTCAAGTTGGCGTCCTCTCCCATAGTTCCAAATGCTGTGGACGCCATCGTCAACGCTTTCTGTTCATTTTTACAGCCATTAATATCTTTTACGATCGAATCAATCACCTTTTTCATGGTGCCTTTTCCGTCTTTCCATGCTTTGAAAGATTTTTTTGTATCCTTGCTGAATATACCGATATTTTTTTCAATGCTTCCGTCTCCGAGCTTGTTCTTGACCTCGTTGATAGAATCATTTACTTTATCAAGGTTATAGGCGCCGTTCTTCGTGCCGTTTGCAAGTAACTGGAAGTATTCTTCGACAGTATACCCAGCTTGTTTAAAGTTGCCGCCGTACTCTGCCACGTTATCCCCTAATTCGTTCGTATAGTCCAATCCCTTTTGTGAACCCTTTGCAAACAAATCAAACGCTTTCGTTGAATCCGTACCAAAGTGCGTCATTAATCCATTTACGCCTCGGATGGTCTCCTGAAAATCCGAACCAAAGGTATCCTCTAGGGCTATTGCGTTCTCTGTCAGTTCTTTGACCTTTGACGGATCTGTCTCTTTTGTAACCTGTTTGACATATGCCATTTTGTCGCCGATGTCTTTTAATGATTCACCATAGCCATCTTTATACATTTCTTTCATTTTATCAGAAAATTTTTGTGTGACGGCATCGGTTTCCCCCGTAATGGCCTGAAACGAATTCGAAGCCGTCTGGGTTTCTTCTGTTATTCTTTTTAAGGCGTCTACTGCCTCCTGCGTCATCTTTTTAATACCCTCGGATATCAAATTACCGATTGCTACTTTTACCGAACTGAATCCATCTTCGCTTTTTTCTGCTGCCTGTTTTGTTTTTTCAAAACTTTCGTCCAAGTTATTCGTACTCGTACGCAACTGTTCCGCTTTGCTTTTGTTGTCTGCAAGTTCTCCGGAAAGTTTTTTGATGTCCTCTCGGAACGCATTGGCTTCTTTTGACGTTTCTCCGAACTCAAGGGCAGCATCTTTATATCCATCTTTCAGGCGGTCAAGTTCTTTTTCCTGATTCGAAATCTCCTCTTCTAAAGAAGCAAACGCTCCCTTGCTTTTTTGTTCTTTTTCCGTTGTCTCGTTTAATTTTTCCGTATATTTTTTTAAAGAGGCTGACGCTCTTCCGACTGCTGCCTCTTGATTTTTCATTTTGATATAAAGATCCTCTGCGGCTTTTGAATCTTTTCCCTGCGTTTCCGCAATCTGCTTGTACTGCTCTTCCAATGCCGACAGTTTAATCTTTTCCTGCTCCACAATTCCGGTCATCTGCTCAACTTTTTTCGCCAGTCCGTCCGTGGAATCGCTCCAGCTGTCCATCCCCGCCGTTGCGCTCTTAAACTCCGCATTGAGTGACCGGATGCGGCGGTTTGCTTCGGTGATATTCTTTTTTAACTCGGATATATCAATTCCAATTTTCGTTGTTACGTTTTCCTCTGCCATACTATCTTCCTTTCAAAAAAAGCTGCCGAGCATCGCCCGGCAGCCTCTAAAACCAGCTCGTCGCTTTCCGGCGATATACTTTTTGCTTTGGCTTTCCATCCTCTGTATAATTTCTCACGTTGTACTGGTGCAACCGGCGCATTAAGAGAAAGACTTCTTTCCCCGTGTAAGTCCTTAGCCGGATTGGGTCAAGTGCCCCAAACACCCGGCAAAGGCTTACGTCCATCTCAAACATAGATTCGTAGATTGTAACGTCGTCGCACCGCTCTAGTTTCCCTCTGTGTCTGCTCCAATGTTCAACATTTCATCCGCTGTGTAAAGCGTCACATCAATGATAAGGCTGATTACCTCTTCGAGCCTTGTACGCCGCAGCTCCTCCCGTGTCAAACCGTCGAACATCGTCAACAGTAAATCGTTAATGACCGGCATCGCCTGGACAACTGTCTTGCCGATGGCAATGGCGTTGTTCTTTTCGGCAATATCGCAGTTTACCACAGCAGCAATATCTTCAAGCGTGCCGTACATCACATGGATTTCTTCCGTTTCGTACGTCTTTTCGATTTCTTTTGGAGAATGTTCTTTGTAAATGTTTAACTTAAACATGCGCTACCTCCTTAGCCTGCCGGATTTTCCTCTGCGTTCTGGGTCTGTTCGCCGCTCGGTGTCGTTTTGATGATGTCATCAGGTGTCTGTACTTTGGAAAAGAATTCCTCCTCAGACATACCACAAGAGTCAGCCGGAACAACCGTTGCTTTTGCCGATTTGTTGTCGTTTGCAACGAATTTCTTCTGTGTGTTTACACCAGTGTAGGCAAGTTCCTGACCGTTTGCGTCTGTGCCATTATCTTTCGACTTGTGTGAATCGGATGGGTTTCCGAATCTGCCTTTTAAGCGCCATACATAGTATTCTCTGCCGTCTGTATCTTCTGTGATATAGCCCATAGCCATGTATGGCGGTGTTGCCGTTCCTTCAATCAGTGCACCGGTTTTCTCGTCGAATTTCTGCCCGGTGATTGCTGATGTATTTTTCAGTGATACCGCCGATACATTGACATTGACCGTATCTGCTCCGGTTGTGTTAATAACAATCGCTGCTTCGTTGTCATAGTAGTGAGTATCACTTGATGATTCGGTTTCCTTTGACAGTTCCGAAGTACCTGCAAGAGCAAACGGTGTATCATAAGTGAGCTCGTCTTTCGTGTCTTTTTTTAACGGTGCCACCACGAGGTTTCTGATACCACGATATTCTACGATTTTTTCATCACTCATTTTTTTGTTCCTCCTAATTTCTTTTTTTATAAATTACATGGATACCGCGCCCGGTATGTGTAGGCTCGTCGCTTGCGACTGAGTAGCCCGTTCCCGGCACGATAAAACCATTCTTAACAAGTTCCTGCTTGACCGTCACCGGCATTTTATATACCAGTGCAGCGTCCGTACTGTAAAAGTTGACATCATAGTCGTAAAGTTCACAATGCGCTTTGTTATCGTAAAAGCTGGAGTCGTCTCCCGGATTCTGCCAGTATGTAAAAAAATGTTCCGGATACTCTTCCCCTTGTGCAAGGGAACCCTGCAATATCACCGGATAATCATATTGCGATAATATTTCAATCAGTTTATCTTCCATTTTCAGCCTCCTAGCAGTTTTTTAATCCCTTTTTGGAACGTCTCCTCTTGTGCTTTTTTGATTCGTCCCTGCGCTTTCTTTCCGTACACATCAGCGTACAGCTTTGTGTCCTTTTTCATCCTCGGCGTGCCGTACATCAAAAAGATAGATGGTAATCCACCTTGTTTGATGTCAAATCCGACCGGGATAGTGGCTTTGGTGCCATCCCATTTCACGTCGGCTTTTGTGACGATGGACTCCTGCGTGCTTCCGGTTCGGTGGTGCTTCGTCATGTCCTGCACGATAGGCGGCGTCACCGCTTCGTGTGCCGCTTTCAGACAACTTTCTGCAAGCTGTTCAACCTTTCCTCCTGCTTTCTCCCACTTTTTCGCTAAATCTTCCAACTGGGAGAAGTCAATCATGCCTTTCCTTGCCATCATGCGCCCCCTTTAACGGCTCTGACCTTTGCTACAAGGTACTGGTTTCGCATCGCGATGTTTTCCGGAGTACCTAATGTCTCATATGTTGTCCCGTCAATCTCGAAACGGCTCGCCGGAGTAATGTCCGGTCTGAACCACGTCTCAAGCGTTGCGGTATTTTCAACAACAATCTGTCCGTTTGATGTCTTTTCTGTGCCTCCAAAAGTGCGGAAAGACACATAGACGCGTTCGCCTTCGCCGTACTGCTTTTGTTTCACGCCTTTTATCAATGTTTCGCTGATTGGATTCAAAAGTTTCGCCGGCGTTACATATGGTAAATTCGGTTGCCATGCCATACTGTCACCTCCTAGTAACTCAACTGGATTACTCTTTCTTTGAAGTAACTTGACAATTCACCTTTATATAAAAGGTCACTTGTCCCTCTCGAAAGAACGCCCATCACGGCAGGAGACGAAAGGATATCTTTTGGTACTCCGGAAGCTATCAGATACTCTTTAACTTCTCGCATATATCCTAGTAATCTCGCATCCTGATAGTTACCAGTTACTCCAAGCGAATCTTTAACTTCTCCAAGCTGTTCCTTTTCTGTCATTTCTGCCATGATGCCGCACTCCTCTCATTTAGCCTTTTGATGTTTCGCTGGTGCTGTCTGCCTGGCTTGCGGTTTTGCTCTTGCCTTTCTTAATCAAGATAAATCCGTTTGCATCTGCAACCTTTCCGTCAACGATCATGATAACTTTGTTCTTAACCTCGTTCGTGTCGTGGTCAATCCACTTCACCACCTGCATTTCGAGGTTGGAATTAACAACGTAGTCTTTGAGGTCTCCAAAGATAGCAAATACATCTCCGACATTAGCGTCCTCGTAGTAAGGAAGTAATTCCTCTTCAACAGTCTCCACGTCTTTACCCAAAAAGCGGTAGGTTTCCTCGCCATTAACTCCGTAGTTGGTACGCCCAACCGGCTGGCCGTTCTTATCCTCCATACCGTCGATTTTCTCGTCAAACGTCGACTGTGCCATAAGGAAGCATCCTTTGCGATAGCTCTTTTTGATTTTGGCTTTCATTCTATGCCAGCCGTTCCATGTCATATCTTCCGGTGCCATGGTGACAACATTCTTAACTCGGGTATCATTCAAGATTCCAAGCGGCTGTGATGTTCCGTCGCCCTTGATGATTGCCTTCTCAAGAGCTTTCATGATTGCTTCTGTAGCAAGCGGCACAAAGAGCTTCTGAAACTCTTCGATTGTCACCACAGATGCCAGCAAAGTCTGTGCAATCTTGCACTCAACGCCGTAGTAATTAAACACAACCTTTTCATCTGCCGTCAACTTCTGGCTATCCGATGCTTTTTCACCAACCCACGTCGCCATCGGTTTGATAGAAAGAATCGGAATCGCTACGCCGCCCTGAATGTTTGTTTTTGTAACTTTCGCATAGATATTCCCGTAACTTTCCAGCTTCTGGATAATCTCACGTACGAGAGTGGTCGGAATCACTGCGCCAACGTCTGCAGTGCTTGTTACTGCTGCCTCTCTCTTAATTGGAACACGCAAGTCCGTAGGCATTGGGATTCCTCGACAAACGTACTCCACAAATGCCTTTTTATAATCTCTTGTCTCTGTCGGGTCATCCGACTCTGTTGTTTCGCGACGCTCTGAGCGGAATGCTCCAACAATAGCCGCGTTTCTCACTTCACCATTCATGTTGACGCCTCTCTGGTTGTCTGTTCCCGTAGTATCTGACTCGCCTTCTCCTTTGTCTTCTGTCCCTTTGGAATCTTCGCTTTCCAAATCTTTGATTTCCTCGGCGATATCCTTTAAGTCGTCAACAGTTTCTGTCAGCCGGTCGTAAATACTTCTCACTTCTTCTGCGTTTTCTGATGCCTCTGCACGCTGCATCAAGTCCTTTTTGCGCTCCAGTAATTTCTTCTGACGCGCTTTCAGTTTTTCAAGTCTGCTCATTTTTAAAATGCTCCTTTCAATTTTACTTTTTCTTTCCATAACTCTAATTCGTCACTCTCCAGTGATTTTCCCCGGACACTCTCCAGTGCCCTTTTTGCACTCTCCAGTGCATCTTTATCTCTAGCCATTATTTCCGTATCTTCATAGGCAGGGAAAGTAACCGCCGATACTTCCACAATGGTTGAAATCTTTTCAATGAATCGCTTTGGATAATCTGTATCAAGATCTTCCCAGCGTTCCTCTTCAATCCAAAACATGAAGCTCATGCCTGTTATATCACCACGCTCAATTGCGCTATACAATGCTTTCGCGTCTGCGTTGTTTTCCGTATCAAGATAGGCTCGAATCCTTAATCCTTCCTTGTCCACCGCAAGTTGCAATGTGGAGTTTTTATTGTTGTTTCTGCTTCTTGCGAGTGGGATTCGAGTCAAGTCATGGTTTGTCAATAAACAAACGTCATGTAAATCCGTTTTATCAAGTGCGCCCGGTACAATTTCCTCTCGAAACATACCGCCGATATCTGCCTCTTTACCGTAAACGACCGGTCGCCCCTCTATGTAATTTCCTCTGTCATCTTGTGCAGCTCGAACATCAAACATAAACGCTCTCTGTTCTTTTTTACTCGTTTTCTTGCTCATCCTGATTCCCTCCTTTGGCTTTTGCAAGCTGGTATTCAACTGCTATATCTGTGTCAATGTAATTTAAGGATTGCTTTCTTACTCCTTCGAGTTCTTTCATCGGTCTAAGTCCGAATGCCACTCTTTTTTCATTCTCGTAAAGCGTTCCGGTATCTCCTAAATACTTTACCATTTCCACTTTCTGCTCTATGCTCATAAAGATAAGCTCGTGCGTGAAAAATGCTATCTTTAAGCTCCGTGCTCTCATGTTCGGTGTGCACAATGCTTTAGTAAACGCTTCCTGATACCTTCCTACCAGTTTTTCAATTGTCTTTTGGTAAAAAGCTTCATACTGCTCCTTCGTGTAATCGCCTGTCAGAATCGAAAGCGGAACGCCAAATGTTCTCAATATTTTCTCATCGATGAAGCGGATTGTATCAGGATCCACTAATTTAATATCGCGTGTAATCTTTGCGTAATCGCTTTTTGCATCTAAGTGTAAAATGCCGTTTTCCGCATTGTTTAGCTTTCTTTCAAATTCTTTGATGCTCTTTTCAGCTTTTTCTTCACTCATGAATGTTTGTGTTTTTACAACACCGTTTATTGCAAAACTACTTTTCACTGCTCCCGATATTCCCTGCATAATATCCTCGTTTAGCTGCAGTGTCTTTAAAAGTGCTCGTCTGTCCGGATTTCCCGATGCATCACCGCCCATGTAGTCGTTTGCAAAGTAGTTGATCCGAATGTGTATCACATCGCTGTATGCAAGTTGTGTTTTATATCCGTTTTCAAATTCAAACTCCACAATCAAATCACCGGTCGGTGTTTCAAGAAAGGTTGTCATCAGAGGGTCAACCGGGTAAATTGCACTATATCTTTTGTAACTGCTGCCGTCTGACCGCTTAACCACTTCATACACCGGCACCGCGAAAGCGTTTTGTCGTAAGTACAATCCATAGGTAAGTTTTTCGATAAACTCCGATTTTGTCATAATCGGATTCGGATTGTCCAAAAGATTTTGGATTTGATAAACGTCGTTCTCCGGCGTCTGATAATCATTTCCAACGCCACGAATAAAGCATGGCTCCAGTTTCGACATCTCATTCGCAATACATTCTATTGCCTGCTGCACTACATCCGACACGTAGATATCTCGCCCGAACTGGCTGAATATCGGAACCTGCCCGGTCATCACATCCGCATATTTTGTGTTTTTAACTTTCGAGATTATCTTCCCCAGCCATCCCATCAGCTTGCCTCCATTCTTTGACCATTCTTTTTAAGTCAGCGCGGTATCGCCTATATGTTTCGTATAAAATCACTGTTGTAACCGCTCCGTCTATTTTTTTGTTTCTGGCTGTTTTTACAACCAAACATTTTCCTTTATTGTCAACCGAAAGTCCGGCATTTCCAAAGCACCACCGGTCTACCGGGTTATTGTTATAGTTTATATTTCTTTTCTTCAAATCCGTCTCTACGAACTTGTTGGCCGTATCGAGTGTCATAGCATTCTGTAAAATCAATTCCAGCTCGCCGCCCTCTTTCGTCCAGCCGTATTCCGACATTTGCCGAAGAAAGTCCTTCGCAAATTTCTGGTCGTAACCACAGCACATCAGACGGATTCCGTATTCTTTGTATAAACTCCAAAACCAATCTGCCACGACCGTCAAATCAATGTCACTGCCTTCCGTTACGGTGATGTATCCATCCCGCGCCCAGTCGGCGTATTTTGCGCCGGCTTGGCTGTCGTCATCGTCCTCTATTTTTCTTTCCGGAATGAAGTACATGGTGTGTATGTATTTTTTCCCATCGTCCTTCATCAAGAGAACTTTCGCACAACACAAATCCATTGTCTCGGCCAAGTCAACCGCTCCCAAACACGGAGCTCCGCGAAATTCTTCCAAATCGTAAGTCGCATCGAAGTTGTAATCTTCGAGATTGAGCCACATTTCTACCGAGTTTTGTTTGATGTTAAAATCTTTCGCTAGTACAAAAATTCTGTCGCCCTTTGACTTTTTCGCAAGTTCCACCTGCTCCTCTAGGTAGGATACTTTCTTGATAACGCCCAGTGTCGGATTCGATTTCATCCACGATTTCGGATTCGTAAAAACTTCCTGCTCGCTGTCCTGTGTGTATAGCCACGGCAGTAATCTTTTTCCCGCTTTCGTGTCATCTTCGCCGTTTATCACCCCGCGTCCCTTTTCAAGCTCATCATCCAGGTAACCTTCCTGCACAAACCCCTCGGTTGTTATGTCTACAAACTTTGGATTGTCTTTCAAAGACTGCGATTGCTCGATTGACTTGCCGATAACATTTGTTTTCATCTCGTGTGTCTCGTCGACTATTGCAAAGTCAATGTTGCGCCCCTCTTTGTTTTTGGTTCTGTCCGACAATTTGAAAACTTTCGAGTTGGTGCTTTTGTTTCGGATGAATCTTTGATTTTTCTTTGAATCGAGGTCGCGTGGGTCGATCAGCTGACGCATGGTATCTATTGCGTCATATGTGATAGATGCCTGATTGTCGTCGTTCGAGGAGCATACAATATCGGCACCCTCGTTCCCGACAAACAACTCTGTCACTGCAATCGCCGAACACGTTTCGCTTTTGGTGTTCTTTCTGGCGATCAGCAGCAGAATTTTTTTGAAACGGTCAATCATCATTCCTCTCTCGAGTGACTCTTCTGACATTTTGAACGAGTACACGGCTTCTATAAAAGCCTTTTGCCACAGCATCAACACCATCGGCTGACCGTAAAAAGGTGATTTCGTCAGTTTTACACAGTTCTCCATAAAATCCATCCGAAGCAGTGCAGCGTCTGTGTTGTAAAAGTACTCATCGTTTGAGAAGTCTTCTTTTAGATTGGTTAGTTCCTGACGGAGTTCCCATCCGGCTATGATTTTCCCACTCTCAATTTCTTCCCGATACTTTAGTAAAAAAGAATCATCTGGTGTCCATATTTTCCTCTCCTTTATTAACAAATTTCTTGCCCCTTTCCGCTATCCATTTTCGCAGTGGTGACTCTTCATCGGTATTTGCATCATCTACGAAGTTCAGGAGCAGTTTTAGACAATTTGTATACTGCTGGAGCATTTCCTTATAGAGTTTTGCCGCCGGAAGTACTTTTTGTTTGCAGTTGTCAGTTGGGTGTACTTTGTAAAACGGGAGTTTTTTCAACTCCGTCAATTTTGACTCCAGAAAAAGTATTTCCTCAACAAGGTCGGCTGCTTCCGCTCTGTCCTTGCACAGTTCGGCAATCTCTTCTTTTCTCTCCATAGCAATTACTCCTTGGTATCGTCTTCCCCGACATCATCCGCGATTGTCGGCGAATCTCCCCAAATGGCAAATACCGCCTGTGTGACATCTTCCGGCTCGTTTTCCTGAATTTCCTTTCGTCCGGATAACGAATTAGCATACGCCCGGCGATGTGGGTCGCCAATCTGTACCATCTCGCCGTCAAGCGATACAAGCTGTGATGTCATGATGCTGACTCCGTCCGGCGTCAGCATATCTACCGTCTTCTTTTCTTTGACTTCCATATTCATCCTCCTTTTCTATACGTGATACCAGCCCCACAGTTCGACACCTCCCATACCTGACACATCATCCGCATTAAGTATTACCTCGTCGGTTTTGGAGGTTTGCGTCGCTCTTGCTATTTTTTCCTTCGTCGCGTCATAAATAAGCAACTCGGATTTGTTACTTATCGACAGTGGTCCCGCCGTAACAAATGGTAGGCCTCTGAGTTTGTTTGGTACTTTTCCTGTCATATTTGTTATCGCGACGTAAATATATACTAAGCTTTCTATCTTTTTGTATATTCCCTTTGCGCTAGCTATATTTGAATTACTGCTATTACTCAGTATCCCGGTAAAAGTGCCGGCTTCATAACTTGCTCCGCTTTCTCCAGCCGGTCCCGGTGGTCCTTGAATGCCCTGCACGCCCTCCGGACCTTCGTCTCCAGTGTCACCTTTTGGGCCTTTGAAGTTTCCAATCAAAACTTTTGCCATCGTTTTCACCTTCTTTCTTACTCATCCGGCAGGATAACATAAACATTTCCTTCGTCATCCGTCTCGAACTGCGGCGGGTTGTCATTGTCTGCGCATAATGCGTACAAATTGCCATCTTCGTCTCCGACCAGCGCATAAAAGCCATTTATCAACGTTATAACTCCGCTGTCTCCTCGTTCTCCTTGCTTTCCCGGCGGTCCTTGGATGCCAGGCACTCCTTGCGGACCCTGAACGCCTTCAACTCCTTGCAGTCCCCGTTCTCCTTGAATGCCCCTTTCTCCTTTGTACTCTCCGGAGGCAAGTTTTTTCACAAACTCGTCATTTAATGCTTTGGTATCGTTTCGCAACTGTTCGCATCGTTTAACATCTGTTTCCGTTTTGCTTTTTATATCAATAAGTGCTGTTTGAACCTCCGATATTGCCGCTGTAATTGCCGCATTTGTTACCGGATTTTTGCTCAACACATCCAGATACTCGTCCAGAGTGATTTCTTTCACTTTCAACTCTGTCTTTTTTGCGCCGGCGCAACTATAGAGGAACGTCGTTCTTTTTTCAAGTTTCAATTCCTTGTACAGATTTTCGTTGCCTAAGATGTGCACAAATTTCGATTCAATCGCGAAATCCACATACCTGACATGTATCATCCCGGCGTCCGATACATACTCGGTTGGTATCTGGATATCTTTTGTTGTAACCGACAAAGTCTTTTTGTAGTCGCATCCATAATATACTTCTAACTTTGCCGACGTTCCTGGGTTATATATGCGAAAATAAATAGCATTTTCTGCCGTCGATATCACATTCAGCTCCGGAACCAGCCCCTCCTCTGTATCTAATGTGATTACATTTTTCAACTTGTCATCACCTCAAATTTCATTTTTCAAAAATCTCAAAAATTGGCTTTCTGCGAAAGGAATGTCCCCCTTCACAGTTGCCCCGCGACCTCTAAGTTTCATCAAGAGGGGGGGCATATCTTTCAAACCATTCTTCAATAAATCGTGTCCAATCAGTCTTGTTTCTCGCGTCCTCCGACACTTCTAAGCGATTGAGGCACTCTTCCTTTGTAGCCCTTACAAGTATCTCTCGCGCCCCTAACTCTTTCGCAAGGCGCTCTCTTTCACCTTGCAGAGGATAGCCGCCGATTATGTACGCATTCGACCACTTTCCTTGACGATACCGCACAGATTCAATTAGTGCTTTATGCATTGCGAACACAATTGCTTTTAGTCTTGGCGGCTTCTCGTATCGCGAAAGTCCTGATACGCACTCCCAAATTGAATCAATGTCGACTATCAAGTCTCCTTTGTTCATCGCCTTATCAACATATGTCCTTTTGCCTGCAAGCGGCGGACCGTACACAAGATAGACCTGACGCTCCTTCGAGCCCAACTTCTCATGTATCCGATTATGGCAAACATGGTGCACAAGTTGAATGTTCTCCGGATTCAATGACACCATGGCATTGTTTACGTTCTCCTCCGTCAGATGCTCCATGTGATGTCCGATGCAATCATAGTCTTTTACTATTGGCTTGCCACAGTACTCACATATCGTCTGACCGTTTTCATTCAACCTTTGCAATCGTATCAAGCGGACTGTCTTCCGCCATTCCCTCGACTGATAAAAGTTGGATAGTGTTTTCACCAGTCATCCTCCTTTTTGAATTGTCCTTGTGCTTTTGCCAATAGCTCCGACGCCCTCAACCTGTCACGCATCCGCTGTGCTTTGTCATTCATGGTTGCCGTCCAAAAGGCTTGCGTCTCCTTGACGTCCGCAATGTGTACCTCCGGGTCATTCATTGCTTCGTTCAGCAGATACTCCATGTAGCTTTGTACTGCCGGATGTGCCACTACTTTGTAGGCGTGGCCGCGAGCGTACTTTTGAGAATACCCTGCCATAAGCACCGCTTTTTCGGCATTTCCTGCTGCCACTCCTAAAAAGTATCTTGCCACTAGCTTGTACTGAGGCTTAACCTTTGGTTCTTCCATATGTCTCACCTCATCCTGCCTCTAAATCTTTTTCGTGTACTCCAGTTTCACCCAACCTTTGGATGTCTTTCCCCATCCATTGGTTTCTTCTGTAATCTTAAGCGTAGAGCCATACGGATACGCCGTCACTGTGCCGTACTTTGTACCCGGGCCTTTTCGGCAGTTCAATCCGCTCTTCGCTGTTACCTTTACCGTTTTACCCGAATCCTTTTTCTTTGTCTCTGTCTTTGTTTCTTTTTTCTTTGGTGCTGTTTGCGCCGGCGCAACTATCGCTTTTCTTGTGATGCCGCTCGCGATTGCTTTGGCCATCTTTTCCGCATCGTAAAGTTTTGCGTCGTCTTTGTCATCCACAAAACAGCACTCCACCAACAGAGCCGGTGCTTTTGTATGATTCAATACATACAAGTTATTTTTAACCTTGACTCCTCTGTTTTTAAAGCCAAGTGCTACAATCTTTTTACATATGCGTTCCGCTTCATCTTTTGCCTTGCTTGCCGAACTCGCAATATATACTTCTGTTCCTGTTGTCTTTCCATTCCCTTTTTCGTCCTCTGCTCCTGAATTGAAGTGAATGGATACATCTAAATTCACACTGTGCGCATTACACTTCGCTACGATTTTTTTTAGTACATCTGTTTGTGATGTTCCGTCGTTGCATGTACAATCATACACTGTGTGTCCTGCTGCCTTTAGATATTTGATTACCAAATCTTTTACTTTCCTAGCCTGCGTTGATTCTTTAATTAATCCGGACGCTCCGCACGCTATCTTTCCATCTGGATTATGTCCTGCATGTACGTTAATTTTCATGTTCCGACCTCCTATTTTCTTTTTCAGATTCTTCCAAGTCCTCAATGCGATGCTCGTACACTTTCATTTTTTCTTCCACAACTGGCATACGCTCCGCAAAATTGTTATGCTTATCCACCTTTTTTTCCAACTGTTCGATCCGGTACGACATCAACCTCATACCACTAAAGGAGCCGATTACCGTTCCCGCTAAACTGAGGACACCAACAATCACTGACTCAAGCATCCGCATCGTCCTCCTGATAGTTTTTCTTGCTCAGCCCCAGCAGACCTGCAAGAGCTGTGTCTGCTGCCGTGATAGTTCCTACAATCTGCTCTACATATGGGATGTTCCATATCGCCCCTAGTGCAAATATAAATGTTGCCGTCGTAGGCAGTCCATACATCGCCCACCACTTAAGCCTGTCGTATGTTTCGTCTTTCAATTTTATTTTTCTCAT